CAGATACACGAAGCATATCAACTGTTGGAAAATATATCTCAGGTGTTTCATTGAACAATGCACGGAAAAATATTTCATTTGCCTTCTTAGTACCTTTTCTTTTGTATAGAGATAAAATATTTTTTGTAAGTTGTCTCTTATCTAAACCATCTGTAAGTGTGTTTGGTATAGTTTGAAGAAAAGTATTTCTAAACTGTAAAAAGAAATCATCTATAGTATCATTGACATCAGCATATTCTAATAGTTGACTTAGATGTGCATTTGGGTTTGGTCTATATTTTGATATAACACCCTGAGCGCCTGAGGTTGAACCTGTGATAGTTTCACCTGTAATGAATAAACTATTTTCTGTTACATATAAATGTAAGTTGTCTGTATCTTCAGCAAGTATAGTTGCCGTCTGACCTGAAGTTTGACCTGTAACTGTTTCACCTTTTGTGAACTCACCTACACTTGTTTGTTCATTTAAGATATAATCGTTTTCATCTTTTTTAAATTCGTTAGTGGCGTTTAAGGCAACAAACCCACCAGTTGCTGCTTCAAGTAATATTTGATCTGAAGCAGTTACACTTGATAAAGTGATCTGCGCTGAGTCCATGAAAACATAATATTGTTTTACGAACTCTACTAATAAAGGGTGGTTTGCTTGTATGTGTTGAGGTAACTGCCTCGATACAATGTTACTTATCTTCTTTGTAAATTTTGCCATTTACTAACTCGCATAGTTTGTCGCTGTTGTATATCCTATACCTGATGTAGTGTCGTAGTCATCAGCAGTTACAGTAACAGTTGTGTTTGTTTCATCTATTTCTAAAACTTGGTTACGAACTGGAACTACATCAACTGAATTAGGTATGACTGTTAGTCTTACGGCAGTTGAAGTTGCACCGTCAACATTACCAACTGAGGTAATATTTAAACTGTTTAGTACAATCTTACCGTTTGTGTAATCTATTGTACCTAGTGTGTTGTTAGTATAAACATTTACACCCGCTGCTACATAATATAATCTTACATTACCTTTACCATCATCATTTATAAAATAATCATTTGTAGTATCGCCAGATATTTTAAATGAAGAAGAAGATAATATACCACCTGAGTCCATGTTGTGACCAGAATGAGGATTATAAAATGCGTTATTAAATCCTATTGTATATGTTGTTGAAGCTGCCAATGTGGCAGTAAAAGATTTATGTAATTTAATTGTAGTAATGTTTGATAAGATAGATGTATCTGATCTGTTTACTGTTTCTATAAATTTAGAATGTCTGAATACTTGGTCAAACTCCTGTAAATTATCTGTATTGAAATTTGTTATCGCCGTTTGTATTAATGACTTAATACTGTCTGGTGATTTTGTTGTTGCTTTCTGATCGTACCTTACAGTTACGTTTGGTTGTATAAATGTAGTTTCTGGATCTTCAATTACAGGTGTTACTGAGGCAACATTGAAGTCTTTTAGTTGTGTTATAATATCAGACTTAGTTGCTTCTGTAAGTGTAGCGCCAGCAACAGGATTGATAGAGATATATACTCTACCATAAACTGGTGTTGCGTTATCTTCGCCACCCCAAACTTGAACTGATTTAGCATTTGAAAAAATTGATTTAACTCTACTCTCATAGTCTTTTGCCGTTACTGCCCTATTCTGTGTTGCAAATTGTCTTGGCGCATTGAAACGAATACTTGCAGGACTTTCTGGATCAGAACCGTTAGCACTCTTACTATTTACTGTAAGACTAACATCGCTAAACCCACCTACAGTACCAGATAATGTAAATGAATTAGCACCGTTACTATCTGCTCCACTTGTTACTATATATGTTAATGTTACTATGTTACCTGTTGATAATGCTTTACCTAAAACACCATCACCAAATTTTACTTCATACTGACTATCTTCAGCACCCTCTAAGTAATAAACTGTAGATGATGATGTAACATCTGCTAAGTCAGTTGACTTAGTATAAGTTGTTGTTGTAGTATCAGTAGAACTGTTTTGTACTTTTACTTGTAATGTAGTTGTATCAGCGAAATCATTTTTAATTAAGAAACGCTGATTAGCATTTGAAGTGTCAACTGTATATTTGTTATTGACTAAAGTACCCTCATAAAGTTTTAAATTAAAAAAAGTATATACGCCATCTACAGGTGTTGTAGTTGTATCTTCTTTTACAATATAGTTATAAGATACACCGTCAACTGTAGTTGTAAATGTTGTACCCTGAGCGGCAGTTAATGATGAACCAGTTGCATTGTTCACTACTAAGTTTACGTCTGCAAAAGGTGATGTTGCACTTCTTGGTGTGTAACCTACATGTTTAGCATGTGAGACAATACTGTTTCTTAAATCAGCACTATCTAAAAACATTTCATTAGCAAGAACATTAGCATACACGGCATTGTAATGTGTGTTGTATGCCAAAACATCTAGTAAAGAGTTGATAGTAGATCCTTCAAAATCATAATCTGTAAATTGATCTTGTTGTCTTAAAAATTTTTTTAGATTAGTTTTGATCTCATCAAAATCTAAATCTGTAACTTCTAGTTTTTTATTCGTTGCCATTATCTACTTCTTTCTAGTAACGTTTGGAGTTGTACTAACTCGCCTGGTATATTTCTTACATAAAAACTGATAGTAACTTCATAAGCATTTCTATCTAAATTAGGTTTAGCGTCAACTGACACTAGTCTTGCTCTTGGCTCAAAGTTGACAATTACTTCTTCTATAATTCTTGTTAGTGAATTAGCTGTGATTGGGTTCATTGGTTCAAATAAGATTGATGTTACATTTGAACCTATCTCAGGATGAAAAGGTCTCTCATAATGATTAGTCAATATGAGATTTCTTACTGATTGTTTGACTGCCTCAATATCTCTTTTGATAATAACATCTTTAGTATTAGAGTTTTTTTCAAAAGATAATGCAATATCTTTATATAATTTAACACTTCTACTACTTGCGTTAGTGCTCTGAGCGTCTGAATATCCTGTTTGAACTATTGCCATACAGACTATTTATATAGTTTATCCAGCGTTTACGTTAGAACTTCCTCCAACTCTTGCATGTCCACAAGTATCACTATCGCCTGTACGATTGACTGGCGTACCATTAGCGTTGACAGTAGAACTACCATTCGCCGTTGTCTGTGAATTATGACTTACTGGATGAGCAGACACACTATCACCGTTGACACTAATAGGTCTGCCATTGACATTGACATTACGACTAGATGATACTAAGCCGCCTGCACTATTAGCGTCACCGTTTCTTTGTACAGCAGGCATTATGGTCTGCCTTGCCCTCTATAAGCTTTGAACTGTCTCTTCCTAGATTTGTTCATAGTAGAAAAAGAAACACCCTTACGTTTACCTTGTGATGTTTTTTTAGGGTGTGATAAATGTGCTACATATGATTTTGCTAACTTCGCCATATTACCTCAATTTCTTTTCCCTACCTAGTGGTAGTACCTGACGCATACCCTCTAAGTTTCCTTTTTTAGATATCCATTCTACATTTACTATGTTGCCGTCATCTTTTAAATTTGCACTTGTCTGATAAGACTTTACGGCTTTCTTATAAGACATTGCTTCCACTTTTTTAGTTTCTTTACCATTATCAAAGGTAAACTCTCTCATTCTTGGCATAATTATTCAGAGCAATCATCACATCTACAATGCCTGCATACCTCATATTGATATTCTTCACCAGTATCATCTACTTTAGAAGTTTCATATAAAGGCACACCACAATGAGAATTGTGACCACAGTTGTTACAACTCATGCTCGTATCCTTTTCTTTATAGTTGATTTCTTTTTTTTCTTCTTAGTTGTTTTCTTTTTAGTTTTAACTTCCATATCTTTCGTTAACACTAAAGGTTTCTTAGGATTCCAAAGACTATCAGTCCAGGTCCATAACTTACTTAAATAACCCATAATATTCTCCTTTCAAAAGAACAAATAGTGAACAAAAGGTGTACATAATGTCGCACCTCTTAAAAAAAGTCAAAATAACGCTTGACTTCCTAGTATTTATATGTTATCCTGAACGCATAATAACAAAGAAAGGTATATACATTATGACAAATAAATCAAATGCTGACTTAATTGCTGAGTTGCACAATGCTTGTGATAGTCTTCTTGCTGAGACTAATAAGAAAATGACTAAGTTGATTGAAGACTTTAACGAAAAGAATGAAGACAGAAATATAGAATGTGATACTGTTGATTTAGATAGTAAGTTTGATGTTCTATCAGATTATGTTGAAGACTATACTAACGAGTTTGAT